CTGATTCGTGGTAACCATGATATCTTCCGTGATGAAGAATACAGACAACATTTCCGAGAGCTTCGTGCTTATCATGTAATGAACGGAATGATTCTGTCTCATATTCCAATTCATAGTGAAAGTCTTGGTCGTTTTGGTACAAACATTCACGGTCACCTTCATTCAAATCGTGTTCAGATTCGTGGGTTCAATGGTAAACCAATGGGTATTGATAACAGATACCATTGTGTTTGTGTTGAACAAACAGATTTTAGACCGATTCTTTTTGAAGATGTTATGAAACGAATCAAAGAAGAAGGTGGTGAGGTTGGTTTCAAAAATGGAAACGGACCAACAATGTGATGCGAGTATGGGGGAATTGGTAGACCCAGCAGACTTAAAATCTGCCGTTTCGGCGTACCGGTTCGACTCCGGTTACTCGTACCAAAAATAATGCTTGACTTCTTAATAAGAAGCCTATATAATACACACATGATGCGGGTATGGTGCTAGTGGTAACACAAGACCTTGCCAAGGTTTAGTTGTGAGTTCGATTCTCACTACCCGCTCCAAGTTAACTACAACAGATTTTATGCGGGATTAGTTTAGTGGTAAAACAGTAGATTTCCAATCTCCGGTTGAGAGTTCGATTCTCTCATCCCGCTCCATTTAATGCGGTTTGTAATAGTACGACATAAGATACCCTTTTATGTTAACTGAGCAAAGCAGTAGACCGCTCCATTTTTGAGGACATTATGAATATTAAACCACTGCATGATAAAATTTTAATTGAAAGACTTGAGACTATTAAAGAGACCTCCTCAGGCATCATCCTAAAGCATTCCGAAGAGCCTGATAGAGCAAAGGTACTTGCAGTTGGTCCTGATGTAGATGAAGTCCAGGTGGGTGATACAGTACAACCAGATTGGGGTAAGGCTATCAAGGCCGAAAGTTCAGAAAAAACTTTTCTCATTAAGATTGCTGACATAGCATATATTTACGGAGAATAATATGTCTGGTAAAGGTTCAAGTCCAAGGCCTTTTAGTGTTTCACAAGAAACATTTTCCAATAACTACGACAAAATTTTTAGAAAACCATCACGAGCTGAGATAGAACAAGACGTATACGAACAACAGGAATTTGATAGAATCTTGGAAGATAATAAAAGGCGTCAAGCTGCACTAGATGCTTTAGTGCAAGAAAATGAAAGATTAGGTTTATACGATAAATAATGTTGCGGGTTGGTGAAATGGTATCACAGTGGGCTCATAATCCTCAGTTCCGGTTCGACTCCGTGGCCCGCTACCACTAATCGTCATAAACTTCATAAATGAATTCTGCTTCTGGAATTCTAGTCTTGGTATTCTTACTACCCAATATTACAATTATCCTTACGCCTTCACTGGTGTCTAGGAATAATGTAATGCATCCACCAGATTGATTTATATACCCCGTCTTACTGACTACTATATTTTGGTAGTGTCCTATCATTGGGTTTGTGTTGCGAAAAACAAACCACTTTTTCTTGACTTGTATCTTTATTTCTGATTTACGGCTAGCACTTACAATTTCAATATATTCTGTTGCAGCCTTTGTTAATGATATTAATTCAACAGCAGTACTAACATTCCTCGGATCCAATCCAGTCGGTTCATAAACAATAGATTTCTCCATTTTTAATTTTTTAAGTTTTGCGTTCATTGCTGCAACGCAAGCATTCATACCACCAGGATAATATTCACATAACGTATAGGCGGCTCTATTGCTACTATGCACAATCGCCATCTTTATTAAATCAGCTCTTGTGACCGTTTGATTTTTGGTTGGTAGTTTATCTTTTAATTTGGTTGTTAAAACCAATAATTGATTTGGATTTTGTTTGGCATCCAATACGGCCATAACAGCCAACAATTTTGTTATACTTGCTATAGGCCGAACTTTATTATAATCTTCACCATCAAGTATTGTTCCATTTATATCTGACACAATCCAGGATTTGGCCGTAAACCATCCTGCTTGGACTGTTTGTTGATTAAAATATAAGGTGAAAAATAACAGTAAAGTAAAAATTTTATATAGCAATCGTATACCTCGTATGTATTCATTATGGTGACTCTATTTAACAGTTTATTTTTCATGGTAGGTGTCAAAGTAATTCTTAAAGAATTTGTAGAAACGTAATTTCTCAGAGTCGAATCCATGTGTAAGACGTTCAAACTCAATTCTTTTCCAATCCAATTCAGCCTTTATTTCAATGTAACCATAGTAAGCAACAATACCAAAAGATAAACTAAAGGTAGTTATTATGATTATTATGTTTAGAAAATCGGCCAATAAAACAAGTAATACAGGCGCAAGCAAAAAACCTGCAACTATCAGTACAGATTGTGTAGATGTTTTCATTTTTTAGTATACCACCAAATAAATGATAGTACCATAAAAACAGCAATCAAACCAAACGCCAAGCAATATAAAAAGAACTTCATCAAACCAACTACATTAAATACCCATTCCAAAAATGTGTATTCTTTTTCTTTTTTCATTTTGGTGTTATTAATTCCTTATTACTTTCGTAATTTTTTTCATCCAAATATTGGATGGCTTTTTTAATCTTTTCAGCTTCATATCTTTTTTGCTTTAATAATTCTTCTCGGTAAGTTCTATCTTTCCATTTTTCTTCATTGTCCAAATATAACCAATACCAGAATATACCTAAAAATATACATAGAATTAATCCTGCTATAAACAATCCAAATTCAAATTTGTATTTTTCAATTCTTTGTGCTTTTCTTTTTGCTTTAACAGCCTCTTCTTGCATCTGTTTAGAAATCAGAACCTTTTGTTCTTTGCCCATTTCTTTGGTCATTTTTTCAACTTCAGTAAACAATGCACCAAGTTCTGGTGGACTTTGATATATCATCAGTTCACGGAGTTCAGTACCCATTTGTTCTAATTGTTTTTTCATTAGAACACGTTTCAAGGCACGTTTAGCTAAACTATCACCACCGGAATAAACTTCTGTTTTGCTTCGTTTTTCTTCTTCCTCCAGTACAGCAAGGCACTTAAAGTAGTTGTCATAATATTGACCGAGATAATCACCAATTTCCGCATAGATGTTAGTTGAATCTTCACTGCGTTTGTTTAATTCTTTAACACGGGTCTTTTCTTCTGCTAATTGTTTGACGGCCGCTGTGCTTGCTGGTTTGCCTGGTGGGTGTGCCTTGTGGAACTGGTCGTCCAAATCCTTGAGGACTGCTTTCACATCCCCAGCGGCACCTTTGATATCTTTATATAACTGACAACCTTTTTTGACAGCGGCAACTGCACCGTTGGCCAAGGCAAAGAGTGTGAACGGATCCATTTTGTACCATTTTTTCTATTGACAACATGATAAAAAAATGATATAATGTTAATTCAAATCAAACTATATAATTATTTATGTGGTGTAACATACTAAAAAGGATATTATGAAAATACTTGCTTTCAAACTAATTACCAACGAAGAAGTACTTGCCGAAGTTGAAACGGAATCCGAAACTGAATTTGTACTATGTAATCCAGTGGGTATTGCAGTTGTACGTGGTAAAGATGGCCAACCAAACGTAGGTTTTGCACCATTCCCATTACACGCTGAACAGGTAACAGGTTCCACTATTGCCATTTCTAAGAAACATGTAGTATACTCTTACGTTCCGGCTGAAGATTTCACTAAGAACTACAATCAAATCTTTGGTGCCGGTATCATCCTTCCAGGTCAACAACAAATAATTACAGGTTAATGACAAGTTTCTATACAAATGTCCAGTCAGTTGCTGGACACATTCTCTATCGTGGTGTTCTGGATGGTAAAAGAGTTAAACAAAAGATTGAATACTCTCCATCCCTATACATTCAAGCCAACAAAAAAACTGAATATCGTTCATTAGATGGCGAGTTATTGCAACGCAAGTTGTTTGGTACCATCTATGAAGCCAAAGACTACTTGGATAAATTCAAAGACATTTCTAATGCCAGAATATTTGGCAACACACGTTGGGAATATGCCTATATTGCTGAACACCATCCTGACATGGTTGAGTGGGATCAAGATAAGATTCTTGTTGCAGTGATTGACATTGAGGTGGGTTCGGAGAATGGTTTCCCAGACCCCTACGATGCGAATGAACCAATCACAGCCATTGCTATCACCTATATCGGTAGTCCTCCTATCGTTCTAGGATGTGGCGACTATGTTGTTCAAGGTGATGAGACATATATCAAGTGCCGTGATGAATGGACTCTTTGTAAGAAGTTTATTGAAATCTGGTCACGTAAATGTCCAGATGTTATCACTGGCTGGAACACCAAGTTCTTTGATATTCCATATCTGATTAACCGATTCAATAAGATTCTTGGTGAAGATGATACCAAGAAATTATCTCCATGGAACTTCATTAAAAATCGTACAACTAACATCAACGGGCGTCAACTGATTGCATATGAAATTGTTGGTGTTGCTTCACTTGATTACATTGAACTATATAAATGGTATGCGCCGGGTGGTAAATCACAAGAGTCCTATCGTTTGGATAACATTGCACAAGTAGAACTTGGTGACGGTAAAATTTCATATGATGAATATGAAAACTTACACCAACTTTACAGACTGAACTACCAAAAGTTTATTGAATACAACATCAAAGACGTTGACTTGATCCTCCGTCTGGAAGATAAGTTGAAGTTGATTGAGTTGGCTTTGACTTTAGCATATGATACTAAATCAAACTATGAAGATGTATTTGCACAAACTCGTATGTGGGATTCTCTGACATATTCCTATCTGTTAAAGCAGAACATTATCGTACCACCAAAAGTTATCCAAGAAAAAGATGCGGCATTTGAAGGTGCATATGTTAAAGATGTACAAGCAGGTCTACATGATTATGTGGCCAGTTTTGACTTGAACAGTCTGTATCCACACTTGATGATGCAATACAACATTTCACCAGAAACATTGATTGAACCAGAAAACTATACCGAAGAAATGCGTAAGGTTATTTCTTCTGGTGTTACTGTTGACAAAATGTTAAACAAGTCTATTGATACCTCCGAACTTGAAGGTGTGACTATAACACCTAATGGCCAATTCTTCCGTACAGACATACAAGGTTTCTTACCTAAGATGATGGAAGAAATGTATGAAGATAGGAAGAAGTTTAAGAACCTAATGATTCAGGCCAAAAAAGAATATGAGGTTGAAAAAGATGAATCTAAAAAATATGAAATTGAAAAACGTATTGCCAGATACGACAACCTACAGTTGGCTAAAAAGGTATCACTTAACTCTGCTTATGGTGCTTTGGGCTCTCAATATTTCAGGTTTTATGATTTACGTATGGCCTTGGGTGTCACCACTGCTGGCCAATTAAGTATTCGTTGGATTGAAAACAAAATCAATGAGTACATGAACAAACTATTATCTACAGAAGAAATTGATTATGTTATCGCCTCGGACACAGACTCTATATATCTCAAGCTTGGTCCACTTGTTGATAAAGTGTATTCTAAAAAGACGGATGTTAATCAGCTTATCGCCTTCATGGACCGTGTCTGTGAAGATAAGATTCAACCGTACATTGACAAGAGTTATCAGGAGCTTGCTACGTATGTTCATGCGTATGCCCAAAAGATGCAAATGAAACG